AGAGTAAACAGTAATAGCTTTGTCAAACTCAATGCTTTCTGCTTTTGGATAATACTTTCCAGCAAACCATGGCGAGCGTTCAATCTTAGACTTAAAGCCCTTAAAGAAAACGTTCTTAGCCTGTTGTGCGTTAATAGCCACGTTAATAATATCAATAGCGTCACCTGCTGGCTTACCGAAGTAGCGAGCTGGGTCTTTAAGACAAAGTAGTTTATAAACGATGTAGGCACACGCTACTGTAGATGTAAAGTCCTTACCAGAACCCTTACCAAGCTGTAGGATAACCTCATTCTTTGTATACTTTTTGTAATACCTGCGACCCTCTGTGTCGCCCATAATGTCAATTAAATCTTCTAGCCTGTAGATTTGGCTCATAGCCTCAACGATGTCATACTGAACATCGGATAGCGGTGGCTGACCAAGATACTCGGAACCTTCTACGAAAGTCTTAGCGTCTACTGGCATTTCCTCAAAGTTGTTATTCTTTAGGACTTCAAAGAACTCATTGAACATCATTGACAATTGTAATTACCTCTTGCTCTTTCGATACCTGAGAAAGTCTACGCATAATTTCATCACGGACTTGTGGATACTCAGATGCAATGTCACGAAGAATGTTTACTAGGATGTCTTGCTTACGCTCAATTTCTAGCATCTCTTCTGCAAGTTCCTTGTTTTCAAGTAGACCTGCTTTCTGTAGCATATCAATACGCTTAGATTCAATATCAAGTACTAGTTTAATACCAGCTGTTTTTGCACTTAGGTTAGCAGTTGTAGTTGCGTCGTCAATAACTTCATATGCTTTGCTAATTAGCTTATTATAGTGAGCGTCTGCTCCAACCAAAGCCTCTTTTGCTCTTGCACGAATGACAGCATTATCAGAAGCCATCTGCTTCCACTCGTTAAGATATGCAACAACCTTCTGGCGAGGCATGGCAAGCTCTTTAGAAATCTGGGTAGGCTCTGCCCCCTGTAGATACTTTTCTACGACCTTGTTTACCTGGTCAAGGTGTTCAATCAGTTGTGCTTCCGTTGACACGTTTACTCCTCTTGCCTCTAGTTGGTACACGCTTAATGCGGTCTACCTTGAAAGAACGAAACACAGATGGGACTTTATTGATAATCTCAAAGCAGTCCACCCAAGTAGCACCTGTCTCAGTGTTGGTCACATAGTAGTCAACTTTAAACTTGCCACCGTGTTCGTCTTTAACTTTAATTATATCACCACGATTGATTTGGAATCCATTAACAACGAATGACTCTTCTCTAGAAAATTTGAGTGAGATTTGTGGTGCTGAATACTTACGTCTGCGTCCCATTACTTGTACTCTCCTTGTAGTCGTTTAATTTCGTCTTGGATATAGAACATGGCTTTCTCTAGGTCTTGGATAGTCTTAGCCTCATCCTTTAGACCTGCTCGCCAAAGATACTTGAATGCATTGCCAACATTAAAGTTGCGATGTCTGGTAATCTGAATACATTCAACACCACTTGGGTCAGAGGTATAGTGTGGTGGATGATTTACTTGGTCTACTGTAATCTTAAGGTCTTTACTCATCTTTTTGATTTCCTTAGTCCGAACTTGGCTAGGTAGACATAGATTGTTTCTACGCTAGTACCGCATTCTTTTGCTATTTGTTCTGGTGTTTTCTTGTCTAGGTGATAGCGTTTCTTTAACCACGCCTCACTAGTATACAGTTTATTTGCCATAATGTCAATACCCAAATGCCTTATCCCAATTTGCCAAAGCCCAGTGACCAATTGCACAGGCATCTGCAACATCATCGTCTGTCAGAGCTTTGTCATAATTGATATTAATATAGTTTATTGTTTTTTGTTTACGAATGTTACGCTCTTCATTCTTAAGCCAAGAAACTGACTTGCCAGGATTAGCCTTAACAATCGCTGCTTTTTCTTCTTTAGTTATCTTTTTATTACCAATGTAGTTTTGCCATGTCATTGGTGATACAGAGCCAATCTTTTTTACCCCAGCCAATCCAGCAGCCCCTAGCAATGCCCCCTGCAGGGTGGCAAGCTGTGCTGCTGTTTTAGGACTGTTCATAAAGACTGTATGCTCAATGATGATTGCATCAAAATCAAACTTATCAAAGAAAGCCTTTGTTTTCTTAGCAGCATCCATAACCTTTTCATAAGTTGTGTTACCTGCAAAGTTAATCTTTCCACAAGAAATAATTTTGTTACCATCAAACACGGCAAACGCTAGTGTATTTGTACTTGCATCGATGGCACAAAATTTTCTTGGCTTTGCTTTTAGTTTACTTAGATTCATCGTCAATCATTTTTTTCATATCTTTTAGTGCCTTGGACACATCGGTTGGGTTTACGTCACACTGTTCGCATAAATTAGAATCATTATACATCGATAACTTGGTTGCACATGACTTGCAGAACCTACTTACCAACGCTCTTCTTTTTGTTCGTTCCTGAATGTATCTTTGAGCAATTTTTTCTTTGGTTGCTTCCTGTCTACATTCAGGCGAACAATAAATTTGATATTTTACTTTTGTAGTGAAACTTTCGTCACACCACTCACAATGCTTTTTCATCCAATGGCTCCAGAGATTTGATTTTAATCACTCCAGAACCAGCATCGTTACACGCATCCTTAATAGGACAAGTCTTACAAATTTTAGAATTTGAGCGATAGTTCTTCTCTGGCAGGGTTTTGTCTTCCCAAGCCTTTCGAACATTTCTCATCCACTCAAAAGCGTTCTCTACCCACTTAAAATAGTATTCATTCAACTCAACAGGGAAGATTAGCAACTCGTGATTATTTTTGTTTTCATAAATCAGAATTGCCTTGCTTCTGTTAAGAATCTTCATATAGATAAGCAGCTGAACTAGGTGTCCAGTCTTTGGCTTACCTGCCATCTTGCGATACTCAAAGCCTTCGTTAGGCATTGTCTTTATTTCGCCTAGAAGGTCCATGCCCTCCCAGTTTAGAATAACGTCACCATATCCAAAGATTGGTGGGTCGTCATAAGTTACCTTAAACTCAGAGTCTACTAGAAGCCCTGGAACGTTACCCATAGCCTCTTGAATACGCTCGTGAGCTTTTGTACCTGCGGTCATGTTAGCACCGCCATATGCATCTGCATTGTCTGTAAAGATAGCACCCTCAAAAGCTAGATACCAATAGCGAGGACATTCTCCATGCGAAAATGCAATTGTGCTAGGTGCAAATGTCTTTTTAGTCTGGAACTTATCTACACGATTTACAATGTATCCAGAATTAATTTTTTCAATCAATGCCTCCTTGTCAAGGAACGATGGCTTAGAGCCAATCTTATCCTCTACCTTTAGCATTACTTCTTTCAATAGGTTTTTTGCCATATCAACACTAGCGAGTGATATATTTAAGAGCCGATACGAGGTTGTTGATAGCCTCTGCAGCGGTGTAATAAATATTCTTTTTCGCTCTGTCTCCTTTATCTACGTTTGTTAGCCAAGTGGCTTTGAAGGACATCTTCGCTGCAATAGCTTGCAAGCGAACAATCTCCACGGTTGCAACATTTAGTGGAATGTCTGGTTTAATGATTAGCTTGGCAACAAAGGTAAGTGCTGTGGTAAGCTCTTCGTCTTCCATGTATTCAGCTATTTCTGCCAACCCATTGATTTGTTCAATCGTTGTTTTGTTTTCTGTTTCCAATGTTTGTTCCTTAATATTGTACTTCTATTATACACTATCAGATAGTATTTGTTCAAGTAGGGAAAGCTCTATTACTGCAAGCCTTGTTTTGATGCCGCTGTCACCAATCACAACTACAATGGCTGGGTCATTGCCATTACGAATAGCGTCAGTAACGGCTTTAGCCCAGACATCTTTATTGAGTGTAAATGACTTGCCAACTTCCTTAAAGTCTACCGTAAAGTTTTCCCAAGAGGCATCGCCCTTGTGAGTTCCACGACCAGAGTTTTTGTGCTGTTTGGCACCGATACGCTTACTCTCGCTCTTCTCGCTCAAAGTCTGTCTTTCTCTTTTTCTTTGCAAGGCTTACCACGCTGATGTGTTTGTCTGGACACATCCAGGTAAGTTCCTTGGTTGCTGGATAAGAACGTAAGGTCTTTACTTCAGCCTTACAGGTGTGACAAATAAACTTG